AAGGGCTTGTTCGAAAAGTTGGTATCCATACTGCAGATCGGAATAGAGTTCTTCCGGAGTGGAAGGGATCATGGCTCGCCCCGCCGCATGAATGTGGCCCCCTTTGGCGTCTTGCAAAAGCACTACAGGGAACTGCTCTCGAGGTACGATGCTTGCGAAGCGTTCCCGGTAGAGCGGATTCGATTCGGTGTAGATTTGGAATTCACAGAGCTCACGTAGCTTGAGAAGCTTCGGATTCGATTCGAACCATTGGATCAGCCGTCGGCTTTGCGAGTCATCGCCCACGAACAATGCCAGTTGGTACGCTTTGCTATCCGGTGCTTTTACCGGAGTCACCACGAGGGGTGGCTGGATTGGATCTTTGAAGGCAGATCCATCCGGCGCTTTGGGAGGAACGATCACGGGTTTCACGGAGGAACCGTTACCAGAAGCTGGCAATGGACATTTGCTCGGATCGGTGCAAAGGGGAGCCCTTTCAGTAGTTCTTGGAACCGAATAGACGGTCTGGGTTCGAACAGGAAAGAATCGCCCTGTTCGATTACCAAAGATCCCTTGCTTGATCTCCTGCTGCGCTTGGATGTTCACAGGAAGCGGCTCATCGAGTTTCTCGATTTGGCCAATGCTCGGTTTGCTGGGACGGAAAGGTGGCTCCTTTAGCAATTCCGTATAGCTATCCTTCGCGGGGGAATCATGCAGCGCCGTGAATACCACCCCGACGAGAATCGCGTGGACAACAGCCACAACGAGCAATCCAAGGCTCAGACGAATTCGTACAGTATCGCTCATGGCTTAGTACACCTCGTAACTTCGATACGTGAGAGAAGAAGCTGGATCGTGGATCACGGTTAGCGCGAATCCACCGTAACCGGCCCACAGTCGAATGAACTGATCGCGCGGCGTTAGCTCGAATCGACCGGGGTAGTTGTTATCAAGAATGGCCGCGTATTGCTTTCCATCGCGCATTACCCAGCCTACGAAGGTGCAGCAATGAGCTGGCTTCCACCACAGGATGGCACCACGACGCGTGGCACTGGCCCAATCGAGGAACCGCGGATCGGCTTTAAGCGTGTAGCTGTAGTCGATACCTGCAGCATCGAGCCGGTCACGCAATCGGGAGTCCCATTCCCCATCGCTATAGGTCGCACGCCATCGCTCACCAAGCTCATATTGATTGAGCCATCGGAAGTGATTCACCAGCGAAGCGTGAACACAGCTTCCTTGGTTGAGCTTGCCAGTCCAATTCCGTTGGTGCAGTTCGACCGGCAGATTCGCCGAAGGCTGTTCGGGGGGAGGTGTCGAAAGAGACCTCACACGAACTTCCTTGGAATCACAGCCGATCGCAAGCGACAACAGCAAAAGGATCAATAGCATGTATCGAATCGATGGAATCATCTGGGGAGAATCCGTTAGGAATCGAATCAGTGGGTTAGCAACACGCGTGCGGTCGTAGCACCTTCAGGGGCTGCCGCGATGGTCTTTCCAACCAACTTGTTTCCCGTCGGGAGCGTTACGATGGTCTGGTCGTCAGCTTTCCAATAGACCTTGGTGCCAGCACTGATCACCGCCGCAGGATCTTTCGCGATATCGAAGACACCCGCCACAGCGAGAGAACCGAGGTTGTTCGCCTTGATCTCTGTCCGCGTGATGCCGATCAAATCGCCGACCGCGACGACACTCCCGGATGCCAGATCCGTCTCTGGCGTGTAATTGATGGCGTCGCCATCTTGAACAAACGTTGCTTTGGCCATTTCAAACTCCGTGATTGAATTTCAGTGAGGGTTGCTTACCAGGAACTACGCTTCGCCCTTGGCCTTCACCCCACCCCGTGGGTCTTGCAGTGCCACACCGAAGTCGTGGTAACCACGCATTTGGACACCAAGCACGTTGAAGTCCGCTTCGGCGGTTTCAATGGTGGGAGACTCTTGGCCATTGAGGAACGCGACCTCGATGACAGGAAGATCGGTGGGGTCGGCCAAGAGGTACCATGCCTTCGCCGAGTTGCCGGTGTACTGCGAGTTGGACAGGTAGCGACTGACCTCAACCTTGAACTTGTTCTGGTGGGGGTTCGATACCGGGTATTTATTGCCAGCCGTGTTATCGCGAAGCTCCATCGACTTGTAGAGCTGCGAACCAAGCGCCGACAGAGAAGGTGGAACCAACAAGATCAGAGGCATGACACCGATGGGCTTACCGTCGGAGTCGACTTGTTCCATGAAGGTGACTTCCGCTTCGGTCAATCCATCAATCCCCATCGCGGTCGACGCTCCGCTGATGAAGTTCTTGTTCGCGGTCTTGAAGAAGTCCGAGTTGGCCATGAAGATGGACCAGAACACATCGTTGATCTTGAGTCCGGATCCTCGACCGAGCTTGCGCGGGATCGTGGTAATGGCATCCAGATCGTCATTGATGATGTCGCGTCGATCGACAGCCATCATCAAACCATAGGTGTCAGCCCGGTTCGTGTAGCTCTCGTTCCCGAGGTTCCCATGCTTGAGCTCACCACCAGGGGCGACCAACTCGTATTGGTCCTTACCGATCAATCGGTAACTGGTCACCGTTTTGAAATCGGAGACGTTGCGAACCGCGCAGATGTTGCGCCAAGTCCGTTCGACGCTGAAGAAGCCATCCAAGAGGAACTTGTTCGCAACGTTGGAGAGAATGCCACCGATGTCGATGGTGCTTACCCCACTGGCTTCGACGGAGCTACCAAACGCAGCGCGCATCACCGCTCGGTGATCGCGGAAGTTGCGCCCCGAGTATCCATTGGCCCATGCGGCTTCGAGGAGGAGTTCTTGCAATCCGATTCCCCCACGGAATCGTCGCGCAGCGAGATCGAGGGACTGCGAGTCGGCGACTTGCTCGACGTTCGAGAGACCAGCTGCCAGGAAACAAGCTGCCTCCAGAACGTTCGAGTTGATGGTGTTTTGTTGGACATGGATCGCCGGAACCGCAGGTCGGGTTGCCCGGATCTTCTCCAGCTCAGCCTTTTCCACATTCCAGCCTTCACGAATGGCACGAGCCTCTAGGCTTGGAAGCGTTCCGTTGTAAATCTGACGAATCGCACCGATGCGTTCGAGCTCTGCCGCATGCGCGACTCGCATCGCTTCAATCGCGGCGTTCACCTCGGGTTGTGTTGGTGCGGGCTCGCTCGATGCCGGCGATGGGGTGACCGTTGCGGTAGAGGTGGTTTGATTGTCTTCCTGCGTTGAGGCTTGCGAATCGTCCATGGAAACTTCTCCTGGGGTTGCAGGTGCCTGAGCGGCAACGCTTGCGCTCGTTGCTCCGTCGGCACCAAGGTCTACAAAACTGATTTCACCAAGGGAGGACTTACGGACGACGTTCACCGGACCGCTGTATTGCGTTCCGTTGACGGTTACCTTTTGACCTTCCTTGACGAACTCGAATTCATCCACGCCAGCGCCCACAGAGGCTTGCCACGGGAATCCGTTTTTCGAACTCACCACGACTTCCCTGGCTGCAGGGGTATCGCGCGAGACGATGCCGGTAGCGATGAGTTGGCCACCTTCGACTCGAATTGCATCCGTGTGACCGACACCCGAGAGAGGATCGTGTCCAAAGCGGATGGGTCGCGATTGCGATGGGATCGCAAGGCCGGCCAAGTCGAGGATCACTGGGTAGCGCCAACCAGCGACGCGCATCGGCCCGCCGGTGTAAGCCACCATGCGAAACTTCGGTAGCGCAGCCGCGCTGGAACCGTCTGCCGATGCATCAATGTCGAGGACCGCAGTAGCAGAGAGACTCAATTGGCTTTGGTTGTGCTGGGGCTTAAGCGTCATCGGCAGGGACTTCCTCGTCTTCGACATTCGTGGTTTCCTGTTGGGTGGTAGGTAGCAACGTCTCGGTTGCGAGACCAAGCTCTGACATCAGTGCGATTTCCTTCGCGCGTTGGCGAAGCTGCGTCTCCCAGTCTTGACCTCGCTTGGCGTATTCATCCGCCAAGGTGGTGGTATGACTGGCGAGCCGTGTTGCCTGTGCGTTGGCTTCCTTGGCGGGATCGACATGCTCGTGACCATCCCAAAACCATTGATGGGGCCACTGTGCAAAGGGACCGAGTCCGTCTGGCAACAAACCAGGGATAAGAGCGGCTTCATCAAGCCAAGCAGCAAGAATGCGATCGAGGATGATTCGCTCGAGATGCGATTGTTCGACTCGAATCGCTTTGTAGTACGTCTGATGATCGAGACGACCTGAGGCATAGTTGTATCCCGAACTGTTGCCTGCCGCGACGTTGAAGGGCATGTTCAAGCAGCGTGCGATCTCGTTGAGCAGTTCATGTTTAAACTCTCCATAGGTCGTCGATGGTTGCTCCGCTTGCATTTGAGCCATCTTCCAACCGCCAGGCATCGTTACCAACGCTCGCTTCTCCAGCTCGATCGGTTCGAATGGCTCGGCTGCATCTGCTTCCCCATTCGCAGGGGCATCGGTGTAAAGGATCCCTGCAAAGTCGGCTGCGGTTTCAGCGGCAGCGAGAACGGCCAGGGTGAATCGCCGAAGCTGCGCAAAGAGTGGAAGAGCCGGCATGATGTCTGGAATGCCGCGAGTCTGACCGGGGCGATCGGCACGAAACCAGTGGAGCACGGCTGCAGCGGGGATACGATCGTATTCGCTGCGAGCCGAATAGAAACGGTCCCCCGGGTGATGGCGGAGGATATGGTACTCGATCGGATTGCCGGCGGAGTCAAAGACGATCCCATCGACCGCCATGGTGGAAAGTCGATCGAGATCGGGCGTCGTGACCTGGTCTGCCTCGACAAGGCGGAGGTCGAGCTGGACCTCCGTATTGAGGCGAGGATTGTTCGTGAGGATAGCGAAAGATTCGCCATCCGTGGCGCGAGCCATCCGCATCGTGCGGAGTTTCTCAGGAAGATGCACCGAACGGGCCCACAGCATGAAGGCTTGTTCGATACGACGATTGGCTTCAGAGTCGCCAGTGAGCATTTGTAACCGGGGGCCGGTACCGACTACATCATGCGCGAGGGTGAGGACAATCCCTCGTGCATAGGAGTTGTTGGCCGTTTCATACCGAGCACGATTGCGAAGGATCCTTCGTACTTCGGCGCTATTGGATGCGTTGGGCGAAAGCCCATCCGCATTGGCCCAATGGCGACGATTATCGTCGGTGGTCACCGCAGCATCATAACGTGCGCGCACGATGCGACTCGCGCTTAGTTTGTGCCCGCGCACGGATCTGGGTGACCACCAATTGGAAATCCAGGACAACACGGTTACTCGGCCCCCGGTGGAACAATCTTGTTGAAGACCAAGCCACGACGCTTCGACTTCGTGGCATCTTTCGAGGCTAGAAAGCGAGCTGCTTCGATTTGATCAGTCAGTTTGTGTTGTTCCACACTGCCGGCGTCGCCAGAGGCTTTCGCTGGTCCTTCCGCATTGGTGCGAATGGAATCTTCGAGATCTGCCATGAACAAGCGACTCACACGCGAGAGGGAACACAACCTGGAAAGAATGGGTTGGTTGTTGTGCGGGTCGGTTTGTGTGTGGTTGGGTAGAGGTCGATGCGAATCGACATTAGGAGTTTTATCAAGCGTTTTATCACTGCATAGAGGCAAATCCTTATTTCGCCAAGCACGTTCCACCTATGGAACTTGGCCTCGCGAAAGCCCCTTTTTACGCAGAGAGAAAGCTCATCTTTTTGTTTTCTGAGTCTCTCGAGCCGCGATCGTACCGATCAATCGCTCGCTGGTGAGATGCCTTGTTTGGCATCGGGGGCATCGACGCAACCGAACGATCTTCTCGTCGCGCTTGCGTGTATAAACCACCTCCAGCGTTTCATGTCCGCATTCGCTGCAGACAAGACCACGCTTCGTATCAACCTTGCTCATGGCGATTCCTCTTTCGTTGGATTTCCGCGAAACTAACCCGTGACTTACTCCGAGTGGCTGCCTCGGAGAATTCCTTTAGCGACGCCCCTTGCATCGATGCCGCAACCGCACAACCAACCACGCAGTCAAGCCAGTGGTTGTCACCACGCTCGGGGCGAGGCTTCCATTCATCGACGCTACGACCTCGGCCTTCGGTTTTGACTCGATACTCCGCTGTCAAATGCTCTGCGAAGAGTCGGTGCGTCTCCGCCGAATCACCAAACAGAGATAGGCAGCCACGATCCCCCAAGGGGACAGCCAACCTGGCGTAGAGAAACGATTTCCAGTAGTTCGTGTCGTAGACGACGTGCCGTACGGCGCGTTTGCCATGAACGTTGGGCACCCGCCAGTTGTGACCTACGCGATCGCCAGGCCGGCGTTTGTATTCCGAAAAGGGTTGGCTCGATGCACCAACGAATCGACCGTGGCTCGGTGTGACGATTCCCGCATGCAAAGATTGCCTTGAGAACTGGTAGATCACATCGGTCGACAATCCCCAGTTCGCATCGATGAGACAACGGTCAATGCGCATGGCAGCCCCGTCATCACGTCTCCATTCGCGTGAGAGCTGTTTGTTGATCAACGTTTCGAGGCCTGCATAGATCGCACCTTCGAGTCCAACCGAGTTCGAAACCGAGACAAGGGTGCTTCGCGCATCTCGCAGCGTGAAGTACGGTCGCTGCTGATCTGGGTAGGCACCATAGTCAACGATGTAGCCGGTGAAATCGGATTCCCATGCAGCGACCGCATAGAAGAGCAAGCTTGCTTGAACGTCAACGAACATCGTGAGGTGATTGACCCCGATCGGGATCTCACAACGTTGCATGCGGTTGAACTTATGGGAGATCTGATCTGCCGTTAACTCGTCTTCGCTCGCATCGATCTCTGGGAGCGGTTCGTTTTGATATTCAGCAAAGAAGGCCGCTTCGTCTTGCAGTTTCAGGTTCATCGCATGTTGGATCGCCGAACGCTCGTCGTAGTTGTAACGTTCGGGCCAAGCGATCACTGCCCCTGCATCCATCTCCTCTTGATGTTCGGTGTAGAACGCCGTGGCAAGTTCGATGTCACCTTGGTTGCGAAGGCTCTCGGCTCGGATCTCACTGTATCGCTGCCAGAGCTTTTCATTGGTTGGGAAGGAGTAGACCATCTTCGTCCTTTCCCCGTTCCACTCTGGATGGCGATCGCGAGAGAGGATGTTGTCGGCCATATCTCCGGGACGAATGACCGTGCAGGGCATAATGCCCGAGATCTTCTTGCCTGGACCCGCGAGACCAAGAATCGCACCCGCGAGGATGCTTTCCCGTGTGGCACACTGCGAGAGGGATCGCGCCGACTCGTCCGTTTGCGGGTCGTCGATCACGACCAGCGAAGGCCTAGCCGACTTGCCATCGGCCCGTTTGTATTTCATCCCGCGGATCCGTCCTGTGATCCCGGCTACCTTGATGATGGCACCGGAAGCTGGGCTACCTTCGATGGTCGGTAAAACGATTTCTTTCGCTGTCCACCCAATGTGTGTTCGCTGCCCTTTGTAGAGCTGGCCATTGCAGCGATTGGCGATCCCATCGAGAGCTTGAATGGGAAACACCACCTCGGGGTAATCGGCCAAGAGAAGATCGTTGCCATCCAATTCGGTCTTGATCGACTCGAGCATGTCGCATGCGTGCCCTTCGTCGCTACCGATCAAGCAAACGAACTCGCGATGGCCATTGAGCACAGCCCAGATGCAAGCGCATTCGCAAACGCTAGTCTTGCCGCTACCGCGAGGCATCGCCATTGAAAAGAGACCGCCTCTCAAAACCGCTTGCTCGATACGAGCGATAACTTTTAGGTGATCATCCGACCAAGGGAGATGAAACGTTTGGGGGAAGTAGGCTTCGCAGAAGAAACGAAAGTCTGATCTTGCTCGCGCTTTGCGATCGGGATCGACTACCTCGGGTAGTTCACCGATGTCGCGCCCCGCTAGAGCCATGGCTGCATTGCGGGCGCGAGCGTTCTCTTTCATCCGCTCGTAGGGATCACCCTCGGCTTGTTTTCGCGCTGTATGCTTCTCTTGGATTAGCCAGGCGATGTACCGAAGTAGATCGACGCTTTTACCATCCCCGATTCGATTACCTGCTCGCATCCGATGACGATGGAGTTGGCGATCCGATAGGACCTCCCCAATGGAAGTGGAGTTCAATAGCCGGCACAGCTCGCTCGGCCTGAGCTTTCTTGGGTCACTCGCCACGAGACATCTCCTTAAGCATCCATGCCGCATAGGCAACGAGGCTAATTGTTCCGTCCTGGTTCCGTGGTGCGCCGGAGGCGAGGTCGTTTGCGATTAGCTCCTCCGAAATCCGGATGTTGGCCGCTGCCGAGAGGAGTTTGGATGCTTGCTCGACCGTGAGCCTATTCGGATCGATCGGTTTCTTTCCGTCACTCATACCAGACTCCCTTCTTCGAGGCTTCGCACGGTTGCGAACACGGGCCCTACCGTTGCGTTTTCTTTCGACGTCCGCCCCCTTGGGCAAGCATGTTGTGCACGCCACACGGGCCCATGTGTGGCGTTTGTGGGGGTGCCTGAAAACATGCGAAAAGACTGGGAAAAACATGCTTTATCGGCTGGATGTTCTCTCTGCGGCAGGGCTTCATGTGACACACGCCAACAACATGGCGATCGCAACTGACCGACCCAACCAACCCAAACGGAGAGACAAAGATGAACGCAAACGAAATCCACTTCGGTCTGGAGTTCGAAACGACGCTGCCCAACAGCGACACCACACCGATCGGCCCCTACCACAACGGTTACCAAGTGCTTTGGCTCCCCACCGGATGGCGAGCCGAACGGGATGCGAGCATCAAACCCGAAACACCTAACCGCAAGGGATGCGAGTTCGTAAGCCCCAAGCTCAAAGGGTACGAAGGCCTCAAACAAATCGAAGAAGCGATCGACAAGATCAACGAACACGGAGGACGGGTTAATAAAACCTGCGGACTCCATGTGAGTATCTCTTGGGATGGCGACGCAGCCGCCTTGGCCAGATTGATTTCCTTGGTCGGTAACCATGAGAAGGCGATCTTCGCAAGTACGGGAACCCGACGCCGCGAACAAACGATCTACACCAAGCGGATCAAACAGTACGGGGACAAAGACACCGCGAAGAACCGATGCGAAGCCGATCGATACCACCTGTTGAACCTCACGCACCTGGCTGCCGGTAAAAACCGAATCGAGTTTCGAGCCTTCGCCGGAACGCTCAACAAGACCAAGGTGATCGGCCACCTGATGATGGTCCTCGGGCTGGTCGAACTCGCCCTCAACACCAAACGCTGCGCCGATTGGGACTACGCCAAGAAGGACGGCACCAAGAGCTGCTGGGACCGACCGGGTGCGGGCCAAGGT